CTTGGAAGGAATGGTGTACAGCAACATCTTGTAGATGCTCTCTTTGTCCAATGCTGCAACCTTCATACCTGGGAACGACTCATGATCGGCAAACTTGCGCTTGAGGAAAGACACGTCCTTGTGTGAGATGTAGGGCACAGACACAGCATCCTTATCAGCCATTGTGTACGTGATACCAATGTCACTGAAGACCTTCTGGATGTTAGTGTGGTTGTACTCACTGTGCAAAGGGTGCACCTTGAGGTACACATCATCACCCAGCGTGTTCCTGACAACATTCTTGAAGAACGTACTAGCGCAGAAGCGCATGGTGCTGTAGTCACAAACACCAACCTTGATCTTCACGTACGCGTACATGTGCAATAGTTGGTTACAGATGCAGTTGAAGAACGTGGTCAGTTGATGCCCTGAGGCCTCACCACCCAAGAGCGTGATGAGTGTGCCAAAATAGTCGATCGTCGGGTTCACCGTATCGAGGAGCAAGGTCTTGAACGCGAGGAGCTCATCATCACTGTAGCTGCCACTCGCATCCGCCAGGCTCCACAACACCTCACAAGCATTGTTGGAGAGCAATATACTGAGGGTTGATTCAAACGCCTTGAAGTCACTAGCAATCCAGTTGTCACCGGGTAGTTCGTTAGCCTTCTAAAAAATCTCATTCCACTCTTCAAAATACATGTTCAGGCCCACTGCTATGCCGAACAGGTCGCGCCTCCTAACCATCACACAAATCATGCCAAGGCTTAGCATGCGCATTGCGGTGAGGAAGTCAACGGGGCACATGTAGATCACTCTAGCTCTACCAGCTTCAACCTTGGCCTTACTTAGCATCTCGTCTTTCATGCTGGCAGTGTAGATTGCATGAGGTCTAATGCCAAGCATCGCGTTAGTCATGATTCGATCCACCTCAGTCGTCACAACATCATCATACTTCCTGTGGTGTGTCCAGTCCTCATGTTCTTCTGGTTCACTGAGGTATTGCAACTTCGGCCCCCGAAACCCGTGACCACCCGAAGTGGTGAACTTCTGGGAGTCAATGTTCGGGACACCAGGGAAGCCGTTGACAGCAACATCCATGGGCACTGGGTGCATATCAGCAAAGTCCTCCTCGGTGAGACCTTGGATGAGATGGTGGATGAGGGCAGAGGTACAAGCTGAGAGCATCGTTTCGTTCATACTGTGCGTGGGGTGGAGATAGTTCGACAACACCATCTGTGCCTGTTTCCAGGGGTGCGCAACAGGTGCGGCCATGCGGTCTGTGATTGGTGGTTCAAACCTGTCAGCCTGTTCAAGAACGTGGTGGGCGAAAGGCGTGTACCCACCCGAAAACTTCGATCGCGGCCTAAATCCCTTCAACTGGCCATGCAC